CATTATGGTTTATGCGATCGCCTGCCCATTTAAGTAACTTATCCCACGGATTTACCTTAATTGGTGCGATTTGAATAAAGACTGATCCTACAAATACGACGGAAATTAAAGCACTTACTAAATCTTTAAACTCCATCAATGCAAATAAATCTCTTAGTGCCATTGCAACATCACCTATCGAACACGAATTGTTATACCTGGATGGATTAAATCCGGAGTATCAATTCCGTTAATCTCTGCAAGCCACTGCCATGTAGTACCGTAAGAAGAAGCAATACCACTTAATGTGTCTCCAGGCTGAATTGTATAGTATTCCGTGCTTGCTTCTGTAGCTGCTCCATCTATCACGATTTCTTGACCTGGGTAAATTCTGTTTGGATCTGCAATATTATTAATTGTAGCCAGGCTTTGATATGTAGTACCGAATCTCTGCGCAATCTCCGACAATGTATCACCACTTTGTACGATGTATGTTGTGCCATCAGTCTGTGCTACTGGTTGTGTGTATGTCTGAGGTTGTGGTTGAGGTGCAGGATCCGGTTGTCCTGTAGCTCCAGCGTATGATAACCATGCATTAGAGTCACCGAAGAACAAGCTTAAATCTAACACATCGCCCCATCCAGCAATATTACCAGATGATGTAAATTGATGCATCGCGTAGTCACCAGAATAGTTTGGTTCTACATAATCACCCCAACCACGTAATGCATAGTCAGGATATTCAGCCAACCAAATACCGTAGTCGCCGAGACCTATACATTGGCCGACCGCAGAACGTTGCACATAAATCATAGGGTTAATACCAGTTAGTGCTACAACGTGTGCACAGAAGCGAGCAACCCAGGTAGAGTCTCCCCAAGCTGCATTGTCACCTGATTCCCAGTCCAAAACGAGAATCGCTTCATGTAAATATCCTTGTACATTATTAATAAAGAATTCTGCTTCTGCTTCAGGATTACCACCGGATGCGTAGTGATAAACACCCAATAGTTTTCCTGCAGCTTTCGCTGACTGATAATGTTCGTCACAATATGGATTTACATAACCAGTTCCCTCTGTTGCCTTACAAATAACTGCATCACAATCTAGAGAACCAGTTACGATTCCCTTCTGATGAGATGCTACGTCAACTACTCTCAACATTCTTAAGCCTCCTTCTTTGGACCGTTTAGTCTAGTAAATAAATCATTCACGAAATTAGCCCCACGAGCTGTGATAATACCAGTTAACACAGAACCAAGAAATGGAACCGCTAATGGCATACCAACTAATGGAAATAAATCTGCTCCTGTTGCTAAGCAAATAAGAATTGAAACTCCAAGAGAACCAACAACATTAGGATCAACCTTATTGGCTGAATATACGCGCTTAACGTTTTCCCAAATTGCTTCGACTAATACTGCGATAATAACTAACTGTGATAATGCATTCATTTTTCTTTTTCCTCTTTCTTTTCTTTCTATCTAAAAAGGCGGCCGCATTGGTCGCCTTAATAGCAATATTTAATTTTTGTAATAATCCCAAGTTGAGCCAAATCCCGGCTCATTTCCCTTGTTGTTATCCACTTTAGATATAAATACGATTTCTCTAGCGGTAACAAGGTCACCTTTGTTATATGTTTTCTTTTCATCCCAAGGATCAACCTTTCTAGGTTGTAGCATGTTCTCATATAAGAATGGCTCTTTATCTGGACTTTTCCCTTTGACTGCAGTATGTGTCGCAGCCACAATGTATGGTATGCCTTCATAGGAAATGCGTTGTCCTTTAGCAAACTTTAAGCCTACTTTCCATTGGTCTAGGTAAGCAATGTACTTCTTAACTGTATCTACACTTGCAGTTTGTAAGCACTCTTTTACAAGTGGTTTTACGTTATTAAAATCACGTGCGTCAATATCTGCCTGTGGAACATCCGTAAGAATAAATGACAACGTATAACCTTCTTTATTCTTCGAGAATGTCATAGGATCCGTGTACATCTTGTGTACAACATCTTCTGATTCATTATCGAAAGTAATGTCGTGTATTACTCCAACTTCAAACGTATCAACGATAAGTTTTAAGTTTTCAAAGGCTGGTCGCTGAAACGTAACAACGCTCTTATTGTTATCTTGAATCTCTGTAAATCTTTTTCCGTCAATTAGCATTCTATTCCGCCTTTCTAATAAATAGCACATCAATATATATATTTCCGATTGGTAAATTGTAACTTTCATTCCACATGTTACACGTATAAACATTCACGTATGTTTCTGTCCAACTGTGAATTGAACACAAGCAACCATCGGTTACTGCATTTATTGGCCCAACGGTTTGATATCCCTTCGGAACAGTGAAGTATACTGCGGTAAGATTTGAATTATTGTAATTTACTGTTGCACGTCTAGTACTAAATCTTTTAATGATAAAAGTATCATTTCCACCAATAGCCAATCCACCTTTTGCATACGTTCTACCAAGCGTTGATGTATCACCTTCATTGTAGATTCCACATGGATTGCTACCATTCCTTCTTACCCATAGCATGTGTACGCTTGTGGTGAGTTTTCCAAGAATCATGGCCCATAGATTACCAGTCAATACATAAGACTTTTCTGTGGACTGTCCATATCTATCGGTGATTTTTAATGTAAGGTTATAATTCTTATCATAGGAATATCCAACAATACGTTGCTTTAAGGTAAAATCATTACCATTCAGTTGTCCTGTTCCGTTTGTACTTCTATTCCCATCGTCTTTTACTGTGATAGTAAGTACATTATTTTCACCATTGTAGAACGTTCCTTTTGCATTTGCATATCCATCATTAACAGTTGGATTGTCACGTTCAGCACTAAACTCTGTAATAGTTGGATAGAAGTACGGAACATACGTTCCATGCCATTCTTGCGTTGTTTTGAACCCTCTGCTATCTTCAATGACGAATTGTATGTCACCATTCGTCATGCCTTCTAAATTAACGCTATACGTGCCATTAGCAAGGCTTAATGGAAACTGTTGCCCGTTATGTAAAGCATATACACTTTTGACTGTTGAATATCCCCTTACATTTGCTTGCATGGATAACTTCTTCTTGGATAAATAACGGAATACCTTATTTTCTGGAACGCTTGTATTACCGACTTCCTTTACACTTGTAGTACTAATTACTGGTGCATACTTTTCTTCTGGTAAGTCGATGTAAAAACCGATATTTGATGTACCTATCATTGTTGCATTCTGTGTTCCGTCCGAATACGTCCCTATGCCTAAATAACCATATACAGATTTCGTATCAGTAGCATATTTAATCATTTCTTCCGTTGGTTTGAACACATATTCTGTATCAATATCGTTAGTGTTTAACCATTTTACACCGCTATTTCCAACTACCCAAACTAAAGAATGTCGGTATTCATCGACTTTCTTATCTAATCGCAAAGTGAGAGTATCTGTTCCGTCAAGTTTGACATGGTTTTTATTGTCTTTCCATGTACCAATACTAGCACGTGGAATATTAGGGAGTGTAATGACTTCCGCCAAATAAGCGTTTGCTGCCGAAAAGTAGAAGTCTAAAGTGGCACTAACACCTGCACTATAATCACCATTGTTATCGTGGTAAGCCCAAAAGCCACCACTTAATAGCGTTCCGCTACCTCTTAGTGTTCCGCCACCTGTTACAGTTTCACATCCTGTTCCAGTAAACGTCCACGTTCCAGAATAGATATAACCACTGTTCATTGTGTATGTGGTTTCTAAATCTACCCAATCTCGATTTAATTCGATACTGTGATACTGTGCGTTTACTCTGGCCCATAATCGATATGTAACATTTGCTTGTCCAACTTGTTGTGTTACTTCTTTTACGACTTGCCATGCATTACTTAGCATTACCATTGTTTATGTCTCCAATCCAGTTTATAACTGTCGCTTTAACTATTGCAGTCTTAATAGTTCCGTTTACAAACTGTGTTATTTCAGCTTCGGTTTCCTTTGCTTCTACTCGGTGTGCCCCTGCACTTAGATATTCAAG